TATTAATACCTGCGTATACTTGTTGACCTTTTGTAGTATCTAAAGAATCATATACAAAATCCTCTACACTACACGGCAGTGATTTAACTGTACCATCAAACATAAATAAACCATTTGGTGACATCCAAAATGCAGTACCATCTATCTCAACAGCAGCATTTTTACCAATCAATCCACAGTTTGTACCAACTTGTTCAAATCCAAATGTAAAAGGTGCACCAATAAATTTCATTGTATACAGTGCATTATCTGTCCATATCAAAATAGTTTCTTTTGCTTTTAATGCTCCCATAATTTTTGTACCATCTTGTAATCTTGCATCACCAGCAGAGTTAATTGCTGTAGGTGTATAATCATTAATATCTTCTTCATCTGAAAATCTAATAAACATATCATCTTGTGTAGATGCTGTTCCAATAGTTGTTTCTGTTCCTAAATGAATTAAGTGACGTGTTGTTGGTGATACAAGAGTAACCCTTGTTGCAGTTGGATTATTAGTCGTTGCAAATCCAGATGTAGATGTAGAAGCTCTAGTTGTTAATCTTGCTGCATTACCAGCGTCCCAAGTAAATGTTTTACCATTTGCAATAGTTGCAACTAATACCTGACCAAAATTACTTAATGACCAAAGACCTGGTTCAAGAGATACTTCTGATGCAGGAGCTGCTTCACCCCAATCAACAAAGTCTGCAGCGTTGGTAACTGTAGCACCATCAGAGTGTGCTGCTCTTGTTGATCCATCAACTGCTCTTGTAATACCTGTTAAGTCATTACCAGATACACCACTATATGAAATTAATTCTGTTCCAACTTGTATTCTACCTGATGTTGGAAAACCTGTAGAAGAAGTTAAAGTAATAGCTGTTCCTGATCCACCTGTACCTGCCGTGTCATCTAATAATGCACCATTCAAAGTATTAGTAACAGCACCTGTAACCGTTCCATTCCATTCTGATACACCCCAACCATAACCATAAGATTGTGCAGCTGGTCCCACTGTTTCGTATGGTTTAATACTTAAACTACCACCTGTAGCTACAGTTCCACTAGCATTTGATGATTGTGTTATTGTAAATGTATTTGATGTGGGTGTTGATGTAACTTGAAACAATTTATCTTCAAAGTCAGATGCAGAATAACCTGTACCACCTGGTAGTGTTACACTATCTAATAAAATAATATTTCCTGGTGATAAACCATGTGATGCTTTTGTAATTGTGCAAATAGCTGATCCACTTGTCGTTGCGATTGTTGCTGATGTTAATGTTGCTTTCAAAGGTGTTATATCATAGAGCTGACCTTCAAAATATAACAATAAAAATTTGTCTGTTCCAATAGCCACATATCTATTACCTGCAATATCAACGAATGCAAATTCTCTTCTTGCTACACCTACAATAGTATCTGTAACAAGTGATGACCATCCACCAACTTTTTCTGGTAAATTATATCTAAAACGAACATTATCACAATCAACCCATCTAAACTCTGCACCAGAGTCAGTGTTTTGTTTGTCTATTCCTGGTAAGACTTTAAAATCAATTAGAGCCATCTATTAGCTCCTATATCTTATCTTTATACACCCAGCCTCTTGTTGCATTAACATACACCAATGTAAAAGCTGAACCATTTGCTGAGACTACTAAATTAGAACCGGCTCCTAAAATATTGGATCCATTTCTTCCAACAGTTAAATTGTTAGATGCAAGGTTATTACCACTATCTATAAATGTAACTTCATTTCCAATAGCAGGTGATGCTGGTAAATTTATTGTAACTGCAGCACTAATACCACTTCCAGACGTATCAATTAAAACTTGATCTCCATTGACTGTAGTATATGTACCACCAGGAGTGTAATACCCTTTAGTTTGTAATTTACCTGTGATGTTTGTGCCATCAGAATATAACACAGTTGTTGATCCAATAGGTAAAGCTAGACCTGTTCCCGAAACAGTTTTAACTGTTAGTGTATAATTGGATGAAGATCTTGCTGTCGCATCTTCTACAATAAATACTCTTTCAGAAGAATCCGGCATTGTAACTGTTCTGTTTGCAGTTAATGTACCAGTTAATTTGTAATATAAATTTTTACCATTTGATACAGCACCATTTGATAATGCTAAAGCTACATCACTAGATCCCACTGCTAGTGATAAATAACCTGATGCTGCTTGTTCTAATTGTTGTAAATTTGTATTTGTAATTGTACCCCAGGTACCTGCTTTTTCACCTGTGGTCATTAATTCTAGTTTTAAATCACTTGAGTATGTACTTGCCATTTATTTCTCCTTATGGGTTATTTGGGTCAATAGGCACCCATGTCCCCGTTGCACCTGGAATTATTGGATTCCATGATATCACATTAACCGTACCAGTTGCAAGGTTTATTCTTACTCCTGTTACACCGACCGTTTGACCTATTTTAGCGGTTACATTACCTACTGATATTTCTATTTCAGAACCTCCTGGTAATACTCTTGCAGAAGCTGTAATACCTACAGTTCCTGTGCTTACATTTACCCTGTTGCCTGATACAGCAACAAATACACTTACGCCACCTGGATCGGCGAATGGTGCTCCGGCAAATGTGCTTCCTCCAAATAACATATTCTATCCTAACGATGTTTGTACAGGTTCCCAAGTCATGGTAGCCCCTGGTACAATACCATCCCATTTTTTAATTAATACAGAACCATCTGCAACATTTATTCTACTGCCATCTGGAGTAACTGTCGCTTTTGCAACAATAGTTACAGTTCCTGTTGAAATATTTTGTCTATTTGTTGTAACAGTTACAGTTGCATTTGCTTTAGTTGTAACATTTCCTATTTCTACATCAACTCTGTTTCCTGTAACTGATAAGTTTGCATCAGCAGATATAGTTACAGATCCTGTACTAACATCAACTCTAGATCCATTTGGTAATATAGTTGCTTTACCAACTGTTGTAACAGTTCCTGTATTTGCATTGATTCTAGATCCTGTTACAGGATACTTAAATGCAAATGTAGGTGTGCCTGTATTTAAATTTACTCTTGATCCTGTAAGAGCTAATGTTGCTTTTGCAACAATAGTTGGATCACCAGTAGATACGTTTATACGGCTACCATCAGGAGATACAATAACACCTGTACCTTCAACAATAGTTACATTACCAATTGTAAAATTAAGCCTATTACCAGTAACACTTATATTAGCATTACCTACTAGACCTACTGTGCCTGTATTAGCATTAATTCTGTTCCCAGTTACGTTTACAAACGCATTAGGGTTAAATCCTGAATCTCCAAAAGGTGCTCCTGCAAAAGAAGTTCCGCCAAAAAACATAATATAAATTCCTTAAAAGGGAGTTGCGTGGTATGTGGTGGTGACACAACTCCCAGCTAAGAATTATATCATCGTTTAAACCAAGAGGGAAGTCCTAAATGTGGACGTTTGTCGAACATATTATCTTTCGCTCCTGGGGTTTTACGATTGTTATAATGCAGAAAAACTTGTACGCATTCTTTGCCTTTGAATTTTTCTCTCCA